CGACTCATAAATCTACCCTTAATCGTGTATTGGATGATAGTTGCGGATTTTAGGTTAAGAAGCAAACAGAAGGCATCCAAGCGATTCTTGTCGCTCAGAGCAAACTTAACTTCCTGTATTCCTATTCTTATTCTTTTCATCATTATATATATATTAATGTAAAAACCAAACAGATGAAAGGTGCTAGCAATCATTCCGTTTGGTTTGTATATCGAACCCTTTCACTTGTGTTGATTGGGCATATATGATTCTTTTCTTTGCTTGGAAACTAGCACTTTCCTTTTACGCCGCAAAATTATAAAGAAAAAATGAGATATTCACTTAAAATCTATTAAAAAACTAATAGCTAGTATTAATAAACTAAAAATGGCTATTAGAAAATTTGGTAGTTTGAGAGAAAGTTATTAATTTTGCGGTATCAAAGTTAATAAAATAGCTTTTGATACATATAATTAATGTAGAAATTATTAATAAATTAAAAATAGGAGATACAACAATGCAAACAGAGATTTTAAGCAAGCAGGTCTTAGGTTACATCATCAATGATGTTGAGACAACCATTCATCGCTTGGGCATCAATGCTCAGCTTTCTATAAAGGTTGAAAAAGATTATAGTGGCAACGAGTATGAGAAGTTGGTAAGTACATCGTTTCAGACAATGCCAATGCTCTTCAAAGAGATTCACTTGGAAGGCAATATTGCAATAAGAGATAAGGTTGATGCACCTGATGATTTCTTGGAGGTTCACGTTAATCTCGATTACTATTATCATACATTTGATAATGGTAATAACGGGCATACTTTAGGTAGAATTGTCTTCGAGGTTGATAAGCGAACCAATGAGAAGATGAAGGAGAGCGGTAAGGAGAGCAATTATATTTCAATGATTGTACGCAAGGTTCAGTCACTCGAAATCTAAGAAAGGTAACGGCAGGGCTAACCACCCTGCCACTAATATAGGAGATACGAAAAATGAAAAAAGAGATGAATCCAAGTAACTGGAGAATCGAAGATGTAAAAGATGCGGTACAAGCAGCAATGCTCGCCGCTAGTGGAATTATTTTAGCGTATGCTGTTATCTGGCTCGCTTACTAAAAAAGGAGGTAATATGGAGATAGTAACAACATTAGTTAAGTTCCGTTGTCGCAAGGATAAAATGATGGAGCAGTCAAAGAATGCTCAGATTTTTCTCTTTGAAGGCAAAGAAGGTAAGACAAAGGTATTCGTACCTAAGTCTAAACTAATTATCAAGGATGATGCCTTAGATTGCAACTATAATCTTTGCATCATACCTAAATGGGTATTCCACAGCACAAAGAATCTTTCGCAGAATGTTGAGTTTGTAGGAGAAACGCAACACATGGAGGTTCTCAATGATATTGAAGATTAATAGTATATATAGTAATAATTATTTTGTTTAATGTATTAAAAAATAGGAGATACAACAATGAACACAATGGCAATGAATTTGATGGCACAGCCAAGAGTAAATGAAGTAGCGGTTGCAAAGCAGCCAGAGTTGAAGAGTGATAATATGAATCAGTTCTTGGATTTCGAAACATCTAAGGTACAGATTCTGACAATCGACCAGCTTGAACGCACCGAGAAAGAGAATGATGTGTACGGAAAGCCTTTGAAGGGTATATATCATTTTGACCTCATTCATAAGGTGGAAGACTTGTGTGAGAAGCACGGCTATAAGGCTGAGATTTACGACCTCTTTGCGGCGAATAACAAAGACCGCAATACTCCAGGTGTTACCCGTTTGCCTGAGAAGGAAGCTTTGATGGGTGATAGAGCTGTAGAGGCTCATATCCTTCTCCGAGTATTCTGTAATATTCGCTTGCGTGACTTTGATAAAGGAGAGGGCAATGATGAGATTACAACCAATATGGCGGTATCATTCCATCAGAAGGGTATTCAGTTAGGTATTGGTAGAAATGTAATTATATGTCATAATCAGTGCTTGCTTAATGCCGAACATTATGGTGCTACCTACTCAGACCTCAATAGCAGAAGAGGAGCTTTCAAGCTCGATGAGCTTCTTCAACGTGCTGATGTTTGGCTCGCTAATCTAAGAGGCATCATTGATGCCAATGATGAAATGATTGAGCGTATGAAGAATCGTGAGATTAAGGCACAGGAGATGTTCACCATCATCGGTATGCTGACCTCGCTCCGTGTTGCTGCTGAAACGAAATACAAAGGCATTCGCAATCTTCAGGTTATTCCTCTCAATCAAGCACAGATTGGTCGCTTGACCGAGAAAATGATGATTGCCTACTACGAGCGCAATATTGTTACCGCTTGGGATTTGTACAATGCGGCTACCGATATGTATAAATCAACTCAGCTCGACCAGCCAATGATTCTTTCACAGAACTTGGCAATGAGTAGCTTCATTCAGAATACATTGATTCCAAAAGCATAACTACATATAAGATTGAATATAGAAAAGTCGATAATAAGAGCCTTTAAGCCGCCGTGAGGTGTCGGCTCTTTTTTCTTGGAAGAGTTAATTTAGGTTCTGATATATCTTACCGTGAGGTAATTAGTTATGTCAATTACTAGTTTGATAGATATTGATTATGGTTATTGTTCTTGCCCTACGGCGGTAGGGCTTTTTATCCCAAGGAAAACCAATCGCACGGGTGTGCGTGGGCTGTATGGTAGTGATACCGATATTCTTATCATACCCTAAAGGAAAGAGGTGAATATATATAAGTTCATTTATTCTACTGTGTTAAAGAATATATGCGAAGATACTCCGTAATAAGCAGCTCTTAATAAGCAGAGGTTGGCGAGGGTTCGATTCCCTCTCTTGGGGCTATGTTTTTTAAATATATACAATATGACAGATTTTAACGGAAAATTAAACTTGCTGAAGCTCAAAAGAGCTGGCGTTATGCAAATACCAGGACGAACCGAAGTGCTTCGCTGCTTGGTTATCCCTATTGAAGAGAATAATATCTTCATCAGTACGGATGAGAATAACCGCCCGAAGGCTGCTTATCTCGACCTTACCGCTTGGGAGTTGAAGAACCCTAAGTACGAGGAAACCCACATGATTAAGCAGTCGTTATCTAAGGAGATTCGTGAGAAAATGACAGATGAGGAGAAGAAGGCGATGCCTATTCTCGGTGGTTTGAAACCTGCAAACTTTGAAGCTCAGAATGGAGCATCTACTTGCGATGCTCCTTTTGCACAAGCGCAGGATTTGAGTGATTTGCCCTTTTAGCGTAAGGGCTTTCTTAGATATAGGATTTAAGATAGTTTTAGATTATTAGAAACATGAGAAGTAGACAAAGTAATTGGTTTGAGGTAGGAATCCGCTACCAGAAGACCCAAGAAGATGGTTCAGAGAAATCTGTAACCGAAAAGTATGCGATTGATGCCTTATCCTTCACGGAAGGTGAGAGCGCAATCACGGAGGAAATGGCTGCTTATATTAGCGGCGAGTTTAAGGTTAAGTCGACGCAAGAGGCTTCGTACAGAGAGGTATTCTTTTCTGATAAGGATGATGATGATTGCTGGTATAAGGCAAAACTGCAATTCATTCCCTTTGACGATAAGACCAGTAAGGAGAAGCGAAGTAACGTGACTTACCTCGTACAAGCAAAGTCTATGCACCGAGCAATCAGTAACATTGATGAGGTGATGGGGAAGACCATGATAGATTATGAAATCATCGGTCTCAGCAAAACCAATGTTTACGATGTATTCGAGCATAAGACAAAGGAGGAGGAACGGAAGTCTAACGAAGAAAAGGAGGAGTAAATTATGGCAAGACCTAAGAAAAATGGCGTAGAACAGCCTTTGAATATGGATGGCGATAATATGCCTATGAAGAATGAGAACGCTCAGCAGAGCCAAAATAATGCGGCTCAGCAGCAAGGTGAGGAGCAAATTGAGGAGTTGAATGAAGAGGATAAAGTTCCTTTTGATATAGAGGATGGAGTTCCTTATCCTGTAGAAAATAATAACGGTTCGTTTATTATCTACGCTCCTACTGATATTGAATCCCGTAAAGGAAGAATGAGCGTGTCAACTGGCGTTACACTCAAAAAGGGTTATCGTGGCTTGATAGTTCCAATTACATATAATGCACTCTATGGTCTCCCTACAGAATCAGATTATCGCTTACAGCACTCTGATGTGATTTCCACTCAGGTAGAAGAGGAAGCTGAGATGAAGATTATTCTCTCAATTAATGATGAAACAATGATTCAAGAGCAGACAAATTTTGGTTCACGCTCTCGTAACCTCATTATCCCGAAGGGTGCTCCGCTTGCTATTCTTATGATTTTTAAGCTGTGAAATATATAATTGCGGATGTAGGTCTATTTTATAGTATCTCCTTCCGCTCTATTAAGTAAACTATGACAGAAGTTGAACGTAAAATGCGCAGAAGTAAATACGGCAAGACCTACTATCAGAAGCATCGTGAAGCTTGCATCGAAAGAGCCAAAGCTTGGTACAATGCTCATAAAGAGCATCGTAGGCTGTATATGCTTGCGTATAATGGTAAATAAATTTTTATATGGATGAGTTGGATAAAATTAAAGAGTTGAATACTCAATATAAGCTTTTACGTAATAACGGAATGGTGGTAAAAGTAGACCTCGTAACCAATGTTGGAACTTATGTAGTAAAGAACCCTAACATTATTAGCAAGGTGCTTGACTTGCTTATCCGCGAATCGCAGAAGCAGATAGAAAGTGAGGTGAATACATGATAGGATTGAATGATAGACCAACAAGAGTAAAAAGGGTTGTTGTGGTTCAGTTAAAAGACAAAAAGCCAGAACCTTTCCTTACTTGCCCAGAGATTTATTTAAAGTACGATAAAGAGAAGATTGGCATCTGTCTTAATGCTCTATGGAATGCCCTTGCTAAAGATGGTTGCTACGAGAATAAGAAATGCAAAATCTCTTATCAGAATATAGAACAATTAAAAACATTGGCATGGGAGTAAGAAATAGAGGACGTTTCCCACTAAAATATCCTCATTCTATAGATAATGGATTGTTAGCTCTGTACGCACATGGGCTTACAATACCAGAAATTAGTAGGAAGGTAGGCATACCTTATGAAACAGTACGGCGGCGACTAAAAGAGAATGGAGCTAAACCTGCATCACCACGATTTATCGCTAAGTATGGTGAAATCCGTTATTCAGGGCATTGTCGCCACTGGAGCGAAGAGGAGGAACGGAAATTTATTAGATTATTTCCCTTTCGTACAAATAAAGAAATTGCTGAAATCTTCTGTTGTAAAATCAAAACAGTTAAGAATAAGGCTATGTCTCTTGGGTTAAGAAAAGATGCCGTATGGTTGCATGAGTATAGATTATCTTCCATGAAGATTGCTACCATCATATCCAAATCAAGCTCTAAGAAGTTTAGATTTGAGAAAGGGAACACAATCGGGCATAGGTTTAAGAAAGGGTTTAGGTACGATAAAGAGTTTTGGGAGAAATACAGAAGAGGTGAAGTAGCTTTGCCTTGATTATATTTTTTCTTAGTATATAAAATAAATACATTATGAAATTTAATAAGGATTTGCCAGCAGATATGCAAGTAAAGACAATTATGCAAAACTTCGATAAGAAGCAAGCTGAATGCGATGCTCTCAAAAAGGAGAACGAAGAATTGAAAAAGAAGTTAGAGCAAAAGGATATTCTTTATCGTAATATGCTCAATCGCTTTAGTAATATGAGTACTCAGACAAATATTGACTATAAGGAAAGGTACGAACAGCTCAAAGCTGATAAAGCTGAGAGTGGTATGAGATATAGCCGAATCCTTAACGATTTAAATAAGGCTTATGGAATGCTTGAATCCATCAATGGTATTATGAATAGCGCAAAAGAAAAGATAGAAATATTCTGCTCTGATAATATGGTTGAAAACGATATTCGTTCCAAAGTTATTGAGCCTGTAACAGATAACACTTTCTCTTCTGTGAGCGTTAAAGAACAGAAGTTCGTGAGTTATGTTCGTGAGCTTATTGCTAACTTCAAGGAAACAGGCTCTCTTCGAGGAATCGGCATAATTGCAAGAGAATATGGTGTTAGCTCATTAACAAAGGAGCAGTTCTTTCGTTACGGATTGAATAATGATGATGTAACTGATGAGCATATTATCAGTGTATATGAAAAGGCTAAAAAAACATTTATAACTATGACAGATATAACTATTAAACAGTATGACAATGGCTACTTCGAGGTCTTTCAAGGCAATAAAAGTAGCGGTGAACTTAGTTATGACGAAATGTTAGGACTGATAACGTCTCTTACTATGTCTGAACGCCGTCCTTGCTTGCAATGGATGAAGACCAAAGAGCAGCGTGAAGCCCAAGAAATCGTTATCACTCAGATAGCGAAATATCCTATATTTGAATAAAAAGAAGAATAAGAATGAAAGAAACAAAGTACAATAATGACGTGCCTTATGAGAGAGTGGTATTGCGAGTGTTACAAAACTACTCACAGATGCAAATCAAACTTTATCGCCTACAGAATAAGGTGAAAGAGCAGAGTGATAAACTTGTGTTCTGTAATAACGTTATCAATCAATTCAAAAAGGCTATCAATGAATTGAATAATGATGATTATAAGAAGGTCGTTGCCGAGCGTGATGAGCTTCTCAGAAAGAATAAAGAACTTTCTCGACAGTTGAAGATTTACGAAGGTATGCGTAAGTACTTCAATAGCGAAGTCTCAAAATTGTAAACTGATAAATAATATATGTATATGAAAAAGATTTTATCTTGGTGCGGCTCTCATACTGAGCTGCTGTGTGCATTCTTTTTGTTGGGATGCTGTATCAATAGTGCGGTCAAAGATGGTTGGTCTGCGGCGATATTGTTCTTGCCTTTTATCGCTATGTGGATATTTGCCTATCGCTTACAGAAAGAGATTTTTCGCATTACAAAAAAGAATAAAGAGCTGAATGAAACTAAAAAGAAGCTTGAAAAGGCTTGTAAAAGGACTGAGGATTTAAAAACCTTAATCTATTACAGATACCTCTTAGCAAAGAACGATGTTGACCTCTGTAAGAAGAAGATTGATTGTAATGCTTATCTTTATGAAAGAAGGCATTGTGAGGAAATGATAGAGTTTTATCTTAAAAAAATTTGGAACAAAGATGTATGATAATGAAGTATGATGAGCTTTTAAAGAAGGAGAGCCAGAAGAAAGGCAGAAGCAAACCACGGCACATTGAATCGCAGATTCAGATTCAGATGGTGAAGTGGTTTCGCTTGCAATACCCTCGCTATATCATTGCCGCCATCCCTAACGGAGGACAACGGAGTTCGCTTGAAGCGAAGATTATGAAGGGTGAGGGCGTTTTGGCTGGCTTCTCCGACCTTATTATTATAGCAAGAGAAAATGTCCTATTTATTGAAGTTAAAACTAAGGACGGAAATCAATCTGATTTGCAAGCCAAATTTCAGTCTGACGTTGAGCGATTATGCTTTCAGTACAGCATTTGCCGCTCCTTGGATGAGTTTATCTTAACCATCGAAAAATGGTTAAAAGATAAGTTTTCTGTGTAAAAATATCGGATTTCTTTGGTTTTGTATTAATATCTATTAAAATATTAATAAAATACCACGGAAAATTTGGTAGTTTCAAAAGAAATTATTAATTTTGCGGTGTAAATAATTAATAAATAGGTTTAACAATTAAATTATAGGAGATACGACAATGATAACAATTATCAATAAATACACGGGCGAGGTTATTACCAAGTACTCAGGTGCTTTGGTTAGCGAATCTACAGAAGATTCTTTTATCGCCAACGCAAAGGGTTCGGGTACGTTTAGAGGACGTTGGAATGCAATCGTAGAGGTGTTCATTCCTCTTAAAGGCTTGAATGCAACACAATGCCTTCTTAAAGATTTATACGCAGTAAAGGAATGTATGAAGAAGAAATAATTAACGTTTAAATATAGGAGATACAACAAAATGGGAAATGTAGTAAAATTTAGTTTGTGTAGCAATAATGATGTAAAACAAGAAGTAGCTAACCATCCTGATTATAAAGTTCGCTGGATGGCTGGTTTCGCATGGAAAGGTGCTTGCGGTGGTAGAGAGCTTAAAAGAGAGGGCGAGCGAAAAATTCATCGACCTGGAGGCTCTTTTATGGGAACTTTTGAAGATGAACTGAACCATTGCTTAAATTGGGCTTGCGCTCAGGATATGGAGATAGACCACGATAAGAAGATAATCTTTATCAATGGTTTTAGTGAGAATGATATGTATTAATATATAGGCTTATGTTCATAGAATTTAAGAATTTAAACGTGGCATTCAGAAAAGAGTTCCCTTTAGCTATCGTGTACCTTAATAAGTGCGATGGTGAACGTTTTTTGAGGGAGCAGGGGATAGCGAAATCTGGCTCTTTTAGCAGCTTCATTCCGCTTATTGCAATCGTTGATAACGTACCACAAAAAGCGAGCTGTAAGATTATTTTTACTAATTATCGCATTCTTAATAAGGAAGAAGAGAAAGATGCCTTAGATACTCTTAAAAGAAGCAATCTTACTATCAATGATAAAGGGTTTGTTGCCTTCCTTGATTATAAGCAGATTTGCTTTGAGGTAGATGGAAATATTCTTCCTTATGATGATTTCTGTAAGTATCAGCTACCTAAGAATAAGGTATTCAAACTAGTCTTTGATAATGGCTTCTCCTATCATGGCTCAGAACCTTTTAAGGGTGATGCAAAAAAGTATGCTGATACCGCAATCTGGGTTGCTGAGAAAATTGGTTATCTTTGGTTCTGTTGGACTATGGGTTTCAGACTTAACAATTTTCTTAACGTAGATGTGGTTTACGGCAAAGACGAAAGTTATTCAGTGGTATCTAATACATAATGATTATGGAAGAGATTAAGGAAAAGAAGTTTATCATAGAAGCAAAGGGCGAAGTGCCCTTTGCTCAGCGCACGGGGGATGGTTACGAGTTATTCAATAACGAACGAACAATGAAGTTCTGTGCGAGAAGGCAACAGATACGGAATAATGAAACGGGTGAACAGAAATCTTGCTTTGCCGTTTTCTGCTTCGTTAAAGAGGATGATGGATGGGTGCAAGGTGATAACTATCATCAGACGGAAACCATCACCTCTTTTGTTAAGGATTTGAATATCTCTCCTTATTTTACCAATGCGGTAAAAGAATATCGTGAACAGATGGATATTACGGAAGAATGGGAGGTTAAAAAATGGGAATAGGAGCGATTTTAATCATCATAGCCGCATCCGTTATCGCATTCTGCAGCGTTGTTGCTGTTGGTGTAATGAACGGAAAATTAGAAGGTGTAGTAACTATACAAGAGAAATTCTTTGTTACTATATTCTTATTCATCTTACTCATAATGGGTTGAGTGTTATTGTATAACGGAATATCAATAATTAATCTGTAATAAAATGGGAAAGAGATTAAGCTTAGAAGATAAAGCTAAAATAGCTAACGGCAATGAACGTCATTGTAGTCAATGCAATCATCGTGTTTGCCCAGATGGTTTGCTTGAAGTATGCTCGGAGGCTTTTATTCGAGGGTACAAAAAAGGCTATAAACAAAATCAGAAAGAACAGAAAGAACGTATTGATAAGATACTTCACCCTGTTACTGAGCCTTGTGGCAGTAATGCTATCTTTGTCTTTTTCAGAGACGTAAGAAGTGGTGAGTTACAACCTTATATTGAGGATATGAGAATGCCTGATGCAAAACGTTACCAAGATATAGGTTCAATAAGGTTTTCGCCAGAAAAAGACGAACCGCAGAAACTACAGATTGCATGGTGTTATCCAAAGGATTTGGTTGAGCTTCTTGGATATGACAAGAAGTATGCCGATTTTGAGCGTATAGCTCTTTCTGAAGGCGCATTCTCTTATCCTCGTGAGGAATATGAGGAAAATCTTCAAAAGTACTCTGCTTTGCGCCATGAGTACAAAAAATATTATCGTTATAGGAAATTTAAAAAATAGCTTTTTATGGATAAGAAAGATATTAGTCTAACAGTCACACTTGAACTCGGTGGCGACCTTTGCGGTATGACTATAAAGGATAAGAATGATAAAGTGGTACAGTTCGAGGATTTGGCACGTAGTGAGCAAATTAAGATTCTCAACTGCCTTAGTCAGAATTACAACTGCCTTGTGCGGTTCTTAAAGGAAAAGGAGGGATAAGGTATGGGATTTGTTATTTTTATGGTGGTTATTGTGAGCGTAGGCGTATTTGCCTGCCTCATTCAAGGTAATGGAGATAAGGAGGAGTAGAGTATGGAAACACCTATTTTATTAGGCAATCATAATGATTGTAAGATTGATACGGGAAGATATGTAGAAACGGACGTTATGGGTTGGAAAGCCATTGTCTATGTACCGAGTTGCATTGATAATGAGCAGGTTCAGAAAGCCCTTGATTACGCTTATTCTACTCTCTGTCAGAGTTGCTACATGGAGTTTATCTTGGCAGACAACTTCCTTCTTATTTCTAAGGAGGTCTTTGATAAGAAGAAGGTGTTTAAGTTCAATCTTAAAAAGCACTTTACTGAATGCCAAACATCTATTCGTGATACGATGAAGTTGTATGAGCGAAATATGGATGAAGACTACTATAATGAGTATTCTACTTTTCTGTGGGATTTGATTAAGGATAAGGTTGAGAAGTTACGAAAGATGATTGAAGATAAGCTTCGCAATCTGAAATGCAAGTATAACCCTTATCTCTGCTCGTATGTCATTATGATTCAGAACCTCGTACAGCAGATTAATGATACCCATATACACGTTATGGAGATTACCGAAAGGGAGTATGGAGTTGAAATTGCTCCAAGCTACGAAAATTATCGGGCTAAAATGGCATTTACGCAAGCGGATAATTGTCTGTACGACATCATGCACGATGAAGCAGAGAAATTCCGTGACAATATCGTTAAAGATAAGAAGGTTGTCGCCGTATGGTCTGATATAACAAGAACTCTCTATGACCCTATCAATGCAAAGAAGGCTCGTTTCTCGGCTTTCTATAGCATGCCTAAGGAAACGCAAGCTCTCTATAATTTGAGAGAGGAGGATGGCTTCTGCGAGCCTAAAGACGGTACTAAGAAATTCAAGAAAGGAGCGTAGGGTATGGAGCTAGATAATATTTACTTCGGAGATTGCATTAACCTTATGCGTGATATTCCTGATAAAAGCATAGATTTATGTGTTACGGATGCCCCATATCTCCACAATAAATCGCCACTTAGTCCTACGTATGATGGGAGTGAATGGAATCAGAAAAGTTCCTTTGGAAAATCGGAGCTTTATAAATATGGGGGTGATATGATGGGAGGGATGAGTTGTTTCGGCGAAGAAGAAATAGATAAGTTCCTTGATGCATTAAAGCCGAAAATGAAGATAATGAATGCTTATATGTTCTGTTCGGAAGAACAGGTACCGTATTATTGTAACTGGGCAAATAAGAATAGCCTGATGTTTACAATACTCGTCTGGGAGAAGCCGTTATCTATCATTAACAAAAATCGTTTTTCGCAGAACCTGGAGTACATAGTAAGAGTGTATGATTACGGTACTGCTCTTAATCGGTTAAATAATAACTTGTATTATAATAGGGTAAAGAAAGAAAAACCGATTAACGGGAAAAGTAAGAATCATCCAACAGAAAAACCTGTCTCAATTATGCAAGAGTTCGTTGAACTGAGCAGTAATGAGGGTGATGTGGTCTTGGATGCGTTCTGTGGCTCTGGTACGCTTGCGATAGCGTGCATTAATACTAACAGACATTTCATTTGCTTTGAGAAGAATAAAAAATTCTTTGATATTGCTAAGAAACGGGTTAAAGAACGGAAGCAACAACAAACAATTTGGTAATTAGTTGTAGGTATGGATAGAGAAGATATGCGTAGGCTGATTTCGTATGGGAATGTTTACTCTAAAGATACAAAGAGGAAACTATCTGCGATAACTGTTGAAGAATGCCTTAATTTTATGGAATTTGAAATATGGAATCGTAGAATATATGCTCTACCAGTACTTAATTGTAATCGATTTCTCATTTTACCAAAGTAATATATATTTGTATCTCTTGGGAGTAGCGGTCTCGGCTGCTGCTCCCGATTTAAAAGAATTTAAAGAATATGGTAAATATATTAGAAGATAACGAAATAAAGATAATTCCTGGTATAGGCTCTTGTAAGAGAGTTGGAAAACATTTAGAAATATGTTTTGATAAGCGAGATGAATTGTATGATGAATATGATTTTCTTAGTATTGCAAGCGATATTGTAGATAAAGAAGAGTTTGATGCAATTACTAGATTTTTAGATATGTTTGTTCCTATTGAGAATAAAACATATTTTGATTTAAGAATTGCCGTTAAGATAGAACGAATGTGCAGTAAAAATATTTCAGCACATAATAATCCTACTCTTTCTCCTAAAACATATCTTATGTTAGATAATAATAATGGATATATAAAAATAGGTCGTTCTATAAATCCAAAGAAGCGTGAAACAACTTTACAATCTGAAAAACCAGATATAACGCTTCTAAAAATCTGCCATTGCAATATAGAAACAAAATTGCATAAGATGTTTAAAGATAAGAGGGTACGAGGTGAATGGTTCTCTTTATCAAAAGAAGATATTAGTTATATTGTTGATGCATTTGATTTTAAAGATGTGTAATTATGGGGAATAAAGATAATTCAATTCAGTATTCAGTAAACGATAAGACCGTGCGGTGCATCGACCTTTTGAAGGAGATTGTCGCCATTCAGGAGAAAACTCTTGCATATTTTGTAAGCGAGGGCATCGAGGACTCAAAGGAAGCTGAGACCTTCGCTGAAAGCATCGGTAACGCCGTGAAAGCCTTTGGTGGCGTACTGCCAGAGGGTATCTACAACAATGTAGTCGGTATTGAGGTTTAACGTTATGCGTGAATAGGAGATACGCAATACAACAAGGTGTAAATAATTATAGGAGATACAGCTACTATAAGAAAGGCAGGGCACTATTTGCGCTCTGCCTTTTCTTTTTCTCTTTGCTTTCGTTCAGCCCTTGCGAGCCGAATCTCTTCATTAATCTCGTCCATCGTCATATTGACGTTATTCTTCCTTGCTTCTTCTATGAGAGCATTGAAGTTCTCTAAAGCCTTCTTCCTTTCTTCTTCTGTCATAGTTTATATATTTTGACTAACACAAATATCCATATTTTCGGGATAGCTCTATTAATTCATTAGTATAAAATCCCATTTCTTCTACTATAGATTTGTCGTTAAGCCAATCTTTCTTTTTTAACTTACATAGCTTCTCATTTATCAAGCTTCGTGTGCGCATATACCACTCACGCAAAGCTTTTTGCTTTTCCACGTTTTGATAAAGCTCTTCGATTTCTTCGTCTGTAAAGAGGCGTTCTTCTTTTGTATCTGTAGCTTTATTTATATGCTTCTGTGCTCGCAGCTTCCTTTTATATACATCATCGAAGAAAAGACCAAATCTAGGATTCTCTTCGATTTCCGATAATTGTATAACCTGATGATATTTCCTAGCCTTATATAAGTTAATAGAAAGGCGATTCTCACAATATCCAGTATGATGTCCTTTGATGATTGCTAACTTAGCTTCTTTATTGCAGTTTTCTATATCGCCCTTTTTAAAGTAACTAACCATTAGATTACAATGCACAAAATAATCGTTAGGATATTCTGCTTCAATCCACTTGCCCTCTTCTATAGCCTTATCATACTCCTTGTGAAAATTAAGGTCGCCCAACAAGCATCCTTTAGGGATGAAAGATTCAGCGGCAACCTTTTTATCGCTAAGACTGTCGCTTACTGATGATATTTTTATCGTACTTATGTCGTCTTTGCGATTTAGGTACGATTTTAGTTTATTGATAAAATCTATCATCTCTTCAAAACTCTTATAGAGCTTACAATAGGATTTCGTTCTATAATTATTCTTTGCCCGTCTGCCGATAATAAGCCATCAAATGTTATATTCTTGCCATCCTTTGTATAGGTAAAGCTGATAGCATTATTTGAAATTTCATAATTAGCAGGAATAGTATATTCGCTAACATCTTCATTATATACTTCTTTATTAGAGTAAGTATATTTTGTTTGATATGCTACACATCCCTTGCCATCAAGCGGAATAAAGAGGGTTCCGTCAGCTCTATATATGCCATAGCTATATACAGTAATCTCTTCATATCTATTATAACCGAATCTTACAATATATGAACCTTCGCTAAATTTATAAAGGCTTTCCGTTTTGGTCTGATTAGCCTTTGCTTTGGTTTTTGTAACCTTTACCTTAAAAGTACATTTATTTGCATCAAAAGAAGCTGTTATTGTAGAGTCGCATTCATGTTTATTTTGCTTGCATAAATCCCAGAACCAATAACCTTCTTCTGTTTTGGTCTCCTCTGTATATTGGAAACCGACAACCTCATTCATCTTTGCTTCTATCTTGGTATTTGGCTCTGTTTTATCAACGGCAACCAATGAAGAGTTATGGAACGAAGTTTCGTCTGATACCCAACTTGTATTCTCTAATTTTTTCTTTTCGTTCTCTTTATTATCATCGCTTGAACATGAAAGATTTGTACAAGCTACGATGAGTACAAAGAGTGTCATAAATAATGCTTTTTCTTTTTTTCATAATCTTATATCTCCTATATTAATGTTTATAAATTGCACGATACCTATTTAAAACACGCTCTGCCGCGTTATCTTTTCCTTGCTTGGTATATACTAAGGCAAGGCGAAGATACCCCGTTCTGCGCAAGCAACCGAGGTACATCAGCCGCTCGTAGCAATATGTGGCTCTGCTTGGTATTCCATCACGGAGGTAGCGTTGAGCCATTGCCGCCAACTCCTTTGGTGATGCGTTATAAATCTGTGTCATAACTCGTCTGATTTGGTTCTGAATGCAAAGATAGCAAAAATTCGGTTACTATATATTTATATTGCAATATTTATATTAAAATAACCTTAATTCACATATCAATATATTAAAAGTTATTAAAATATTAATAAAAATACTGAGAAAATTTGGTAGTTTCAAAAGAAATTATTAATTTTGCGGTGTAAATAATTAATAAATAGGTTTAATAATTAAATTATAGGAGATACAACAATGGAAGTTACAATGATTAACGGAAAGGTAGTAGAGGCTAACGTTTTTGATTACGTTGCTCAGATTTACGAGGGTGGCAAATGGCAGACAGTTGCCGTTAGCCCAGATTATAATGAGGCTGAGAAAAAGCGTATAGAATATGCTATAAAGGGCTGCTATACAAGAACCGAGCAGCTTAACTAGTTAATAATATATAGGAGATACGACAATGAGAACTATCAATACATTTATTCCATCAGACTTAGTTGATTCTTTGAAGAAGTTTGCTGATAAGACACAAAAGAACGTTGAAGGCTTTACCTACTCAGTAGGTAAGCCTTACGAAAAGTTGTTCTACCATTTCGTCATTGAGGAAAACGGAATGGCAGGTAAGAAGAGAATGGTATTTCATGAGGTTTGCGACCTTATTATCAACATGCCTGATGAAAGCGATTGGCGATTGATTGCAACGTATATGGATGACGCATTTACCCCTGCTGACCCAACCAAGGAGCTTGTCTTTAAGAACCCTGAGCACGGAGCAGACTATGGTAAATGTGACTTCTGCGGTCATTGGTGCAAGAATGCTTATGTCGTTGAGAACGTGAAGACGGGCGAGGAACTACAGGTAGGTTGCGAATGTATTAAGAAGTTCGGTCTGAAAGGATTTGGCTTCTTGTCAGATTTCACAAGAAAGCTCTATGAACTCTACGACTACAGAATCAGTTATGCTACTGATGATGAATTTGGTGATATTGAGAAATGGGGCGGTAGAAATGATTCAAGCTATAAGAATGCCATTCTTAAATCCGACCTTATTATGGCGGCGAAAGCTCAGTATGATATTTGTCCTGTATATAAGAAAGGAACAAAGGTTGAACACGTCCGTTACCGCTCAGCTACTTTGGATGGCATTGACACCATTTTGAATAGCAAAAAGTTCAAGGTTGATGAAGCTTACGTAAAGGCAGTTTGCGAGTTCGGTGCAAAGATTCAGCCTAAGACCGAATTTGAAGAGGATATGCTTGCGGTAGCAAAGAACTTCTATTGCTTCCAAGCGCAAGATGTATATGCTTTCTTCCTTGTGAAAGCCTATGAGGATAGCTTGAAGCCAGAGCTTAGTGTTCAGAAGGGAAATCAGGTGAAGGTATGCGGCAAAATCATTCAGAAGCGTTTCGAGGAATCCTACTATGGCGTAATGGAAATCAATACCATTCTTACCGATAAGGGTATTGAATGCGAACGATACGGCAAAGTTCCTACAACTGAGGAAAATGGTATCAAGCGCACTACATTCTATGCTCTCGTAAAGGGAGTATTCAATGGCAAGATTAGCTTGGATAGAGCAACCAAGAATCCAAAGAAAGGTATTGAAGTCGTTGAAATCTAAAAGAAATGAGTAAGCAAGAATTTATAAGCAAGTGTTATAACTGTGAGAAGTATAACACTTGCTACACCTCGAAGTTTGGTAGATTAGGCTGTAATGCCTATCTATCATATTTGAATACGAATAATTTTTAAAAGGAGATTATGTATAAAGAAGGCGATATTTTGGTATTGTATAATGATTGGCGTGGTGAGTATTGCGTATTCATTTTACACAGAATATACAATGATGATTGGATAGAAGCTCACGCTAAGTATTCTTTCATATTCGAAAAATTAGGAATAGGGGCAGGCAATACCTCTACGAATGTAAAGTACTCTACAGGGTGTCTAAGGAAAGCAAATAATACAGAAAGAGACTACTTGTTGGGGATAATGAAGGATAAGGGCTATTCTTATGATTTTAAGAAGAATAAACTGCTACATTCATTCAATTATGAAAAAGGAAGAAATTAAGATAAATGAGCATTGTAAGCACTATTTCTTAGGCTTCTGCCACTTCTATTTAGGTGGCTGCTGCTCTGGTATTAAATGCGGATATAAATAATTAAGATTATGACAAAGTTTATTGAGGTAAAGTATAAAGGGCATTGTACCCTTGTTAATATAGATAATATCGCTTACGTTGAACCTTCACGAAATGGCGATATAGTAACATCTATAAAGCTTAATTGCAAGACCACACCAACGGGCGGTCAAGTGATTCTCTGCGAGGATGATTATCACACATTCTTGGCTAGATTAGAAAACCTTGTTGTCGTTGATAAAGTTGAGTAAGATATGAGAGCATTTGACGTACTTTTAGCCTTACATCGCTTGGATATGCGACAGGGCAAGGATTATCTTGAAGCTCCTAAAAAGAATGATTTGGAGCTGAATGTGATAGAAGGTAAGCTGAAACGGAATCATTGGTATTGGTGCGATTTCCATAAGCAACCAATGCTCGGCGAGCCTTCGGTTATCCTCACTCTTGGCGGTGGGGATATTCAATATCTTTATGAAGTAGAAAAATAAATATAGATTATGTATCAGATAAATCTTGTAACATATAGCACAGCGATAAACGTAAAGAACGCTCCTCGCAAAGTGGTGAATAGAGAAAAAGGAATACTTGGTGGTAGTTTTGAAAGCGTAAAGTTAGCAAGAACTACTTTACTGAAGAAAGTCTTTAGAATGGAAGAATGTCTAATAGATAAGGTTAAACCAAACAAAAATGAAACTTATGTTATAGCTACACTTTTCGGTAACGATATGATAGAGAACGTATTCACAATTATCGAAAGTAATTAATCTATGGCTCGTTTCGCTCTTAGAAATCAGGAGAAGATAAAGCAAGCATTCGGGGAAGAAAGGTTGAATGAGCTTCTGAAAGCATTGAAGCTGTATTCAGCCAAGTACCCGAAATGGTCGTTGGACGCAATCATCAAAGAAGGTGAACCTTATCCTTCTTTCGTAGTTGATAAGGTAGCCGTATTATACGTAACTCACTTGATGTATGACGTTTATCACGTTGCTTTGAAAGAGTTCTTATAAAGAAAAAGCACCGCCCTCGGAGATACGAATGAGGACGATGCTAAGTGTAAATAATAATTTTGTTTAACGTTGTGAGCACATAGGAGATACGCACTCGATACAACAATTAATGCAAAAGTAATAAAAAATATTTGGATAGCTCAATATTTCTTCGTATTTTTGCGAATTATTAACAATAAAAAGGAGATATGGATATGAGTAAGGAAGATTTAATCAAGTTCTGCCGATACTTCAAAGGTGAAGCAGAACGACCTAAAGATGCTCCACTTTGGTGGGGATATGAGCAGATTTGGGTAGAATTATCATTAAATTCAAAAGAAGGTAACGCAAACTTTCATTTAATGGGCGAGTACCTTGATAATTATCTTAGAGCAGGGTTAAGAACCTTCTGTGATGATGATAATACTCCTGCGACAATGAAAGCTCTCTTATACGACCGCTATACACATTTCGGTGGTGATGCAAAGAGTTTCAAAGAATGGTATATCAATGAATACAAAAAGGGCAAGGAGTAGCTTCCTCGCCCTTTATTGTTTTATGGGATATTCGTGATTGGTGTAGGCTGGTCGATAACTTCAATATCAATAAACCATCTAAATTCGCCATTATTAAATTGTCTTTGTACCTTTGTTACTCTAAACCTTGTACCTCGTTGTAACACAACCTCTAATTCCATACTTCCACCATAGCTATGTGTTCCATCTTTTCCATCCCATTTGTAGCCATCGTCCCATAGTCTTCCATAACGGCTGTAAGGTTCAGTATAAATACCTTTTGTACCTTTCGGGCAGTAGATATTATAAACGCAATGGGAAGTTACGTTATTCTCTCCGCTTCCAACAAAGCCATAACCTTTCGTATGCGCCGTTGACATAAAAGGCTTATTTAAGCCTTCTTTTCCAATTATCTTAGAAAGGTCAGAAGTGATAATGTTTGAAATATCTACCGAATCGAGCTGTTTTTGTAAATCATCAATTTTTGATTGCAATGTCTTTATCTTCCTATTATTCATTTCCCATCGCAATTCCTCCTTTTTCTCTTTTAATTCCCTTGCTATATTTTCATATTTAATTTCTATCGCTCTATCACTTATCAATCTCTCACCAAACTGCCCAAAAAACTCGTCAATACTTGCACCTCTATTAAGCCATACGTCACGAGTAAATGGTTTTGATTTCTCTATCATACTGGATAGTGTATTTATATCTTTCCAACTATCTCTTATCTCTCCATGAACGCCATATTTTGTACTAAGATACGATTTATACAAAGGTTCATTGATATATGAACTTCCGCTTGTATAATTAAATGCGACCTCTTTCTCGTTCTGTGTCCATCGTTTCCAATCAGCTTCTGCAAAAGGTCGGAAATAATCATCAGCGGTATCAGCATCCCTTGCCCAAAGTGCAACATCCTTTCGAGCCTTAGAGTAAGCATTGGCATCAAAAGGTATAGAACCATTATTTTTATTCACGGCTCTTTTTGTCTTTAACTGAATAAGCGAATCTCTTTTATCCTCTGCTTCTTTAAGAAGCTGCTTCGCCAAGTCTTTATCTTGTGCGACCATAGCATTTTTGAGGTCAAAGAGTATCTTGTGATAGACTTTACTCTGCGTACTATAGCCTTTTACGTCAGCATAAGCTTTATTGATATTTATCCAATCAATCGCCGTATTTACCTCATCAAGCTTTTTGAGATATGCCGCTTGCGATACCTTCCATGTAGCATACTTCTGTTGAACCCCGTGCATATTTCCACCAAGGAAATCAACTGCCTCAAATTGCAATTTGCTTGCCTGCTTTTCGAGTGTTAAGCTTTGCCATTGAGCCAACTTCGCTTCTACGGCATCATATACTCCGTGCAATTCCTGGGACGTGAACTGCTTATGCCACTTATTGACATCAGGAATGAGAGCAGAAAGTGATAATTCATCCTTTTTAATGACAGAAATGGCGTTTGCGAGCGTTTTTGCTTCTTTCCTTGCCAATGTATAGTTAGCAGACTTTAATGCGCTTAGAACGGAAGAAACATCGGTTTCTCCGTAATTAGCAGCCACCTTCATAACATTCATTGCAACCTTGCGGTCAGTCCATGCAAGTTTAGTCTGATAACCTCGTTTGAATCTATCAAACAAAGAAGCTATCTCAGAAGCACTCTTTTTGTCCTTGATTGCGTAGCGGATAGCATAGTAGCGTTCAAAGAGGTCTTGGCTCTTTATATCCGTAACAGATTTGCCACCGAGCAGATTATGAACCAAGCCATTGTAATAGTCACGTCTATGCTTATCCCATCGGCTCTGTATTTTATCTATCTGCTCCTTAGTTCTAAGGGCGTGGCGTTCCTTTGCCTTCGCAAGTATAAGCTCCTTAGAAGAAACCGCCTTTAGCCCTAATTTCTTGCGGTCTGACGGGCTTAAAAGATGTGCCCAATACTTTGTATTATCTTGTAAGTGCCAAGCCAATTTACCCCTCATTCCAGCCTTCACGATAGCTTCGGAGTTATCCTTAATGTATTGATTGTACTTTTCGGGCATAGTAAGCACGGCAAAAGGGGATACGTAGTTGCTCATATCCTCGCCAGCCATCAAGCGTTTATAAAATTCCTTCTTCTCCTCGCCTTGTATGATGATAGGGTCTGAGGTGCATATACATTGAGGATGCCAACTTATCCATACGTAATCTTTCGGATAACGACCTTCAAGGTCGTTGCATATATCATCAATATTGTGCTGTGGTGATACGTGAATATACTGACCGATAACGAATGGCTCGTTCTGCCATCGCTCATTTCTTGCCTTGTGGTATGCAGCATTTATCTCCGTTCTTGCTACTCTGAGAGCGTTCTTTCTCGCCGAGCGGTAAACACCCATGCCTACATTCTCCAATGGCTCTTCAACAAAGCGCACCTTGCCATCAATGATTCTACGTCTGCGCCAAGTCACCACATCTTTCTTCTTTCCGTTCTTCTGAACCTTGATAGTATGATAACGGCGGTACATCATATCGGGGTCGTTGAGATACTTTCGTATGCTCTTGCCTACTTCCTCTGCTGATGAGCCTTTTTTGATTCCGTCCGCAATGGTATTACTCATAGCCATTTCAAACTCACTCTTCGTCTGTTGGCAGTAGTTCCAAACAATCTGAGCGAGATTCAATCCATTCTTTGTTTTCAAGCGATTTGAAATAAACGTGGCTGCGGCGGTATCTCGTGCAACCCTTATAGCTTTATCAGTAAGCACGGAATAACCGCCTATAACCATTTCATCGTGGTTATACGCCAACGCAACGCCATCGGTGATACCGCTCTTATAGCAAAGAAGGCTATTCTGATAGTAATCATTAAAGATGTCGTTCAAACGAGCCTTTAACTGCGGAAAGTTATCAAAGTTAAAAAGCGCATCATCTTCGAGCACATCTTCTCCATAGCCAAGAGAGGTGAGCTTCTTGACATAATCGCTGTATAATCTGCCCAACCGCTTGTTATAGACGGCGAACAGATTATTCAGTTGTTCTTTCTGCTGTTTTGATGTGAGCTTCTTTGACATTATTTACCTAATAATATTTTTATTTTTTTATCACCTTTAAGTATAGCCGCTGCTGCTCTATGATGACCATCAATTATATAAACATTTCCATTACGCTGTACTCCATAAGGAACATTATTTGCATCAAAATTAATAGATGCAATCGTCTTTAGATTATTCGCTCCTATATATTCTTGTGTTGGGTGTATCTTATCAACCGACACATATTCGTACTTTCCTGTTGGTTTGCTAAATGACGATACAGTTTCTACGCTTGCCCTAACTTTTTCTGATTCCTCTTTTTGATATTTCTGCTTAAACACATCATTGGTTTTAATCGCCATAGTGCTTGTATTGCCGAATAAAGGAAATGATAATGAATCAATGGTATTGTTAATGGAAGCCTCTTTATACTTTACGCTATTAATTTTTCTTGTTCCTCCGCTTGCTTTTGCCATAGTTATTCCTCCTCTTCTTCTTCATTTGAAACTGAACGACTTCCACTTGCGGCACTACCAAGTCCCGAAAGGGCTGCTTGCTGCGCCAACGCTTCTTCCTGTTCACTCTTCATTTCTTCCTCAACCTTATCAGGGTCATCATTGAGAGGGTTAAGCTCGATAGCACGGCGATTAGAGGTAGATTTCGCACCACCATTGGATGAAGTGATGAGTTGCAACATTTCAACATCATTCTTTGGCAGATATGGCTTAAAGACTGGCTCAAAGTCAATCTGCTCAGCAACACTCTGGTCGATACCCTTTACGTAAACTCCCGTATTACAGATGCCGTTAGCTACGATATTCGAACGGCGAGTGAACATTTCACCGAACATCTCTGTCTTTAAATCTGCTTTCATATAAGGAGCAGTAAACATCAAACGGATAGCCGCACCCGAGGTGTTGCTGCCCAAAGTCTTCATATTCTCAAAGCTAATATCAGCTGTTGAGGTAAATGAATAGATGATATTGAAAAGATAAGCAATTTCACCCTTCACACTCTCAGGTGATTTATCCCAAGAAAGGACGTTCATACTTGCATCACTGCCACCTTGGAAGACTGCGCCTTGCTCGCCCTTCTCAGCGAAGCCCTCCAAACGACCTTTGATAAAGTACTTAGGCGTGCCGAAATAATCATTCGTATCACCCCAATTAGAGATACAGGTCTCAACTCTATCAATAGCCCATTGAACATCTTCCCACTCAGCTTGGTCTTGTCTATAGTAAACGACAGGAACTTTTGTGAAGCCATGAGGTAGGGCAGAGATAAGCTTCCATCCTGCGCCATCAATATTAGTGTACTGATAGCACAATCTATCTGTATATACATCAAAATGTAGCTCAGATTTTCCAAGCTCATCATATACATAGTATTCACGGGCGAAGCCGTCCATGATATGGAAGTCGTTGAAATGAGGGTAGAGCTTATCACCATTTGAAGGTGAAAGCAACTGAACTCGGATTTCACCTCGGAGCTTTCCCTCTGTGTCTGTTGGCATATACCATAACTCAGCGCACTCACATTCCTTGAAGAGGGTACGGGCAAGTCGCTTATCGAAGTACTTCATCTTGTTGTCGTGATAGCAGTGCATGATGCCGTCATATAGCTTCTGCTGCTTATCGTCCATCTTCTTTATATCAACACCATGTGCTGTAGCTTTATAGGTAACGGCATTCATAAGCAAGAAACCCACAGTAAGATTTACGATTGACTTCTGAGCAGGAATAGCGATTCTTACTGGCTCAACTTTCTTATCCTTATAAATCGGTTTCTGTGTGATAGGGTCATACTGACCCGTAGGTACTTTGATTCGTTTCTTAGGACGGAAATCCTCATCAAAGATTTTATGCTTTGATGGATTCCATTGTTCTTCAAGCGCACTCAGTGGTGTCTTAAAGCCTTTCTTCCTTGCTGTCAATACCGAGCGGACTGTGTTCGCATCTTGTATTGCTACTATCTGTTCTATTGCTCTCATATATGAATATTTTTTGTTATAACAAGGCAAAGTTAGTAATAATATAACTTATATAGGCATAAAGAAGAAACCCTGTGTAAACAAAAGAAAAACGCCTATTTCGGCAATCTTCCAATGTGCCAATGATTGCACTCACTACAAAGATATGCGGTGTAACCGAGCAGCCGCTTTTTCTTTATGTATCTTGCGGCTGCCTTCTCATTATCAAAGGATAATTTGGCTACTCCTCTGCTATTATAGTGGGAGCGTTTACGATGGTGCTCCCTTGGCTGTTTATCATATATTCGTTTCATAAGCATTTCGATTTTAACCCATCAGACCGAGAATGTCGGCGGCTTGCATTCCGCTGCCATAATCGCCCAATAACTTCTCCATGACAACATATCGGCATGCATCTATAGCGTGATTATACATATCTATAGGCTCATTAAGCCACTTTCCTTCCTTGTCTTGGCGGTAGGTATAATTGTTAAATTCCCTTCTTACATTTGTAGAGCGTTTTGTTATATGAATTGTGTATTCTTGCATCTTCATAATACCAGCTTGAATAGAACCTTTGAACTTCTTTACAGGTTTTATATCAATACCAGCATTATAGATTTCATCAATCAGACGAGGGTCGGCACTCTCTGATATTACCTCAATATTTTTTTTATCCTCTTTCAATACCCTAATAATATCAGAAGCAAGCATTTCTGTCTGATAGCATATTTCATCTATATAGATAATCTTTCCGTAGATATACACATCAACAATCGCCGTAGGGTCATTGGAGTACCCGAAGTCAATACCTCTGTATCGGTGTCTGTGCGCTTGTATAGGAATATAATCATCAATGACTACATTCTTAAAAATCAAGCCCTCAACCATAGAGCGCAATCCTAACCCATAGATACGCCAAAGGCTCGGATTCTTCCATTTAAGGCTCTCAATCTCAGCGATAACCTTTGGTTCGAGAAAAGGGTTATCCTTGTATGTGGATATAAACCAATAAGTGCTTTTCTCCTCATTTACCTGATTTATCCAATGGTCTTCTGAGAAGGATGGGTTATAATCAAGGATAGAAAACTCCGTGGTACGCATCTGTAGCTGCTGCCATTCGATGAAAGAAAGCTCATTCGCCTCATTTACGAAAAGTATCTTACGCTTAGAACCACGCACCTTCTGCTCGTTATCGGTGGAGAAGAACTCAATCCAAGAGCCGTTAGGGAAAGTATAAACGAACTCCGATTTATTCATGCACTTATCATCCCACCAACCAAAGTTGAGCATTATATCCTTGAAATCACGATAGACAGTTCGTTTAATGGAAGGCATACCAGCACGAATGATGGAAACGGTCGTTCCAGCATAGTTGAAGCAAAGCATACAAAGGAACTGCACAACACTATACGTCTTGGCACTACGACTTGAGCCTTGAAGAGAGCAAGTTGTGAATCCTGCTTCTTTCGCTGCTTTTACCCTCATGTAGTTCTTTGCTAAATATACGTGCGGCATATCTCTATTATCCTTTATTTGCTTCTTTTATTATTCTGCTGTCCTGTCTGGCTCTGCGTCCTTCTTTTCCTTCTCTTTCTGAATCTCAGCGAGAATCTTCTGATACTCTTCATTATTGGTAACAACGTGTACTTGCAATGGGTCTTGCTTAATCTGCTCACCCTTGCTTGTAAGGTCAATGCGCTGAATCTTTCCGTAAGCTCTATCAATAACTCTTTCGAGCACATCAAGTCCTTTCTTGTCAAGTATTCCCTTGGCAATAATGCGTTGCATCATCGGGCGTGACTTATCAGCCAACACCGCCTTCAATTCGTCTTCGGGCAGCGTAGCGATATACAGAAAAGACTCTGCGATAATCTGAGAGGAAGGCACTTCATAGCCCTTCTCCTTCATTTCCTCGATGAATAATGACATCGTCTTAGGCTTTGGTGGTCTGCCCTTCGGGTTGCCAACTCCACCTTTTTTAAACTTACCTTTTTCAAGGTTTGCAAGCTGTTTTTTACGCTTGCTTTCATCTCTTGATAATGGCATATTAATAACTTTTATTCCTAATTTATTCCCATCAATAGCTTTTATTTAAGAAAAGCACCTTTATTTTCTTCTTCCTCTGCTGCCATATCTCGGCACATTTTCAGTACATTAAAGTACTCTCCAAGATTGTTGTTATAGAGCAGTTTTGCTATCTGTTGAACAAAAACAGCCTTACGCCCATCTTGCTGTAGTTTCACCACTTCGCAAGCTGGCATCATCAAAAACTGCTCCATGATTTCAACCTTTTCCTTAGAGGAAAGAAGCTTCTTGGTAGGAAGCAGAAAACCTACTTCCTCCAAGATTTTTGTTTTGACTGACTTAACCTTCATACTTATCACCATTTACGAGGTTCATAAACTCAGCCCTCACTTGCGGGTCGTCTTTGAAAGCACCTTCAAGGTAAGAAGAGGTCATAATGCCCTTCTTCTTTGCGCCTCTGAACTCTTTGCAAGAATGATGCCCCTTCATAACGAGAGCAATGTTCTCTTTCTTCTCATGCAGGAGAGTTACCGAGTCCATACCTCCTGATACAATAATCAATAAATCTTTCATAACTAATTAAAATTTAAATATTTATCTTTTATAATCTTGCACGAGCGTACTTCATAAAGCGTACCCACTCGCCGAAATTATGTGCAGCAACCAACTTTGAGCGAAGTTTCTTGCCCTCAGGTGCTTTGGTTTTATCCATAGTTCCGTTCTTGGCATTGAACTTATATATAGAACCGCTCATATTGCATAAAGCCAAGCTGTAGAATCCACGGAATCAAAGTGATACGTATGCAATCCTCTAATATTTGTATATCCAAGGGCATGTATCTTGCAGCCATATTTATGTGCTGTCTTTACGAACCAAGGAAATAACTTCTCATATTTATTGATAGGTATCTCTTTAGTCACGATGCCACCAATAGCCACATAAGGGTAATTCTTGCACATTTCAACGAAATACTCTTTCCCTCGTGACTTATGCCAAACGGGGATAGGCTTACGTCCACTTAATCTTTCGAGCTTTTCACGAAGTCTTTCAACCTCCTTGATACCAACAACTGAATCAATATCAAGCTCAAAGAAATTCTTTACGTTCCATTTCTTAATGAATGCAGCATATCCTTCTACGTATTTATCGAAGTTAACTACACCTGCTCCCGACATAAATGTGAAAGCACCACTATCTAATAGGAAATTCTGAAAATTGCCTATCAATCGAGGAAACTCTTTATTATTCTGTAGATAATAGTAAGTTTCCAATATATTTAATCCTTCCCAATCGGCATCCTTGCCGTTCTTTACTGGGTGTTCACCTGCTAAAAAAACTTCCATAGCCTTTTTATAAACATAGGGACGACTTAAAGTCCCTGCTATATATAATTCCATACTAACACTTTTCCAAAACTTACTAAGATTTCCAGTAAGCCCCCCGCAAGATAGACTTCCATATCTCTATTATTTTATTTCCACACCATCGTATTCGGAAACGGCAGACTTGATAATCTCCTTAATCTCATCTACCTTATCTTCCAACTCTTGTGGAATATGGACGGAGAGCTTAATATCTTTAACTTTGCTCTCGGTATTTTGGGCATCCTCGAATAGCTCATCAATATCGGTATCATCCTCATCGGTATTGAGAAAAGAGCAATCAACACCCCAATTCTGCAAATCATCGGTTTCCCATTCACCATTGGCAAGCTCATCCCAATCCCAATTACCTGCTTGCACGTTATCCTTGATAGCATACTCCTTGATTTTCTGAATTGGGGTATCGGTCTTCAAGACGAAACAAGGCAGCTTATCGAAGTTCGTATTTCCACCGATGCGTAACTCGTTAGCCACTCTGAGGCGCATATTACCGCAGATGGTGACGTATGTACCATCCTCCAAGCCATAAACCATCAAAGGCTTGTACTCTAAGAGCTCTGGGCTATCGGCGAGTGACTTGACGAGCTTGTCGTGCTCGCTCTCCTTTAAGTAGCGAGGGTTCTTTGGAACGCCATCAATCTGCCCCTCATTATAGAGGAGCTTTGTAATGTCAATCATTTCACGAAAACCCAGCTTTACAAGAAGCTCATCCTTTGCGATGGATGGGTTCTGTGAGATTCTCTTTTCTCTTGCCATAATTTTATTATTTAATAATTATTATTTGCAAAGTTACGGAGATTATTCGGGTTTTAATAGAAAATAATAGGTTGCGTGTAAACAAATAAAAAAGCTACCCATATAATGAGTAGCCTTTGAAGTTATCATAAAATATTATACCTATTATATATAAGAAAAGCAGCTACCTATCACAGGCGGCTGCTTATAGACTAAAAACTAACTATTATTTTCATTTAACCAAATCTTAACCAATACATATAGTTATGACACCTCAGAACCTATATTCCACAATTTCTGTTTTGCTGATGCAAAGATACAAAAGAAAGCGAGATACAGCAAATAAATGCCATATCTCGCATAAACAATCTTACTTTTCCTCAATCTGTTTAGAGACGTTATCTTCTCGGAAGTCCTCAATCTGCTTGGAGAAAGGGGTGAGCTTATCAAGCTGCGCCTTAACAGAGAACTCTTCGCCGATGAAGGCAACACCCTCGTGAATCTTCTGCAAGGCGGCAAGCTGCTTCTTGGTAGTGACAACGGGGTTAATGTAGATACAACCTCTATGGGTTTGGGCGAACCGCCGACACTCAGCACCGCCGCCGTAGATAACAAATAGCGGCTCTTTGCCCTCTGCCCAATCGCTTGCGATGGAATACTCAAAGGCGAGGTTATTCAGTCTATCCGAATATCCACGGGTAGCGAAGGCACGCCATCCACGAGGTACGCCAATCATATTGAGGCGATAGAATTTCTGCGCCACGTTGAGGTCAACGAAGATACCGATACCCTTACCTTGCATACAACGGGCAATCCAACGTTTCTTGTAGATAGCCTGCAAGCCGAAAGATACGGGCATCTCATTATATAGGGAGAAGTTCGGCTCAACGATAACGGCAGGGTGATGCTGCAATATCTTCTCAGGGTGCTCGTAGATAGCTGAGAAGCGGTAATCATCGGTATAGAAGTGCAAAGAGCCTTCACCATTGAGGTTGAAGGTTCTCTTCTGTTCACCGAAGCAAAGGAAGGGTGACTGACACTCCTTGGCTTGCATATCCATATCGAGTGTCGGAATCTCTAGGTCATTGTCCGTTGGGAAGAGCTGGTCGGGCAGGGTAAGCTCATAATCTGTTCTTTTCATGCTTTGTTACTTTTTAAGAGTTCTACGATTTGGTTATATATAGATAAGGTATACTTATCCTTTGACTGAACGTATTGCATATACTTTCGTGCTTGGTTGATTACGTTTGCTCTGGTACGGCAGAGTAGGCGAGCCGAGCGGTCGGGATGAATGCAATAATCACGGCTTATGAGGCAATATAGTCCTCTAAGGGTGTTGAGCTTGACGGTCTTCACCGCAGAGCAAAGTTCCATGAACGTAACCTTGCCTACCTCACATACCGCTTGCATGATGCGGTCGGAGAGTTCGTATTGCTGATATTGATTGTATATCATACACTATTACTTGTTATTTGGTTATTAATAGAAAATATAATGCAAAGTTATAAAAATCTATTAAAAAGCGAATAGAAACTATTAATTATTTTAAATTTATTAATAGAAAAGTTGGTTATTTGACAGATTTTTATTAATTTTGCGGTGTGTTTAAGAAAGAACACTATCACTTAGCGAGTTTATGGGGAACTTTCTAAAGTGTAAGAGTTTGGATTTACGTGAGCCGCAAGGCTACTAAATACGGAGCAGCAGAGAATCCCCATTTCTTTGCTGCTCTTGACTTTTTAAAGCATCTGTAAAATGGAGATACGCAGAAAGATATTGAACAATATGTATTGCAATCCCGAACTAAGGAAGGCAATCGCATTTTCCCTTTTCATAAAGACAAGGGTCAAGTCTTCTGCCGTGCAAAGATGGAGCATCAATAAACTTCACGAAATCACGGGAGTAAGTGCCTGTGCTGTCCGTAAGCGTATTGATACCTTGAAGGCTCTGGGCTTGGTTGAGTTCACGGGCAAGAATAATCGTTGTCTCGTCTTCAAGTCTCTGAAAAGTCATACCTCTCACAGGAACGTCCTCGTTCCTAACATCGAGTTTATTTCAAGGAATGATTCTAAAAAGAATGCCTATGCACAGAATGTAAAGTTCATAGAAGATACCTTATCTGCTATGCTTATCATTGATGTACAGAATCGAAAGAATTACGCTGAGCAAATGATTCAGCAGTCTAAGCACCCTAAAGGCTTGAAAGAGTTGAAGGCGGCTAAGAAGGTTTGTAATCGTTTTGGCTACGGCGATAAGTTTAGAGAGAATGGTATATCATATAAGTATATAGCTAAGAAGTTAAGCGTAAGCGTACAAAAAGCTTTTGATTTGGTAAAGTTTGCGGTCAAAAACGAGATTTTATGCAAATATAGAAACATAGAAAAGCGTTTTTTATCCTCTATTGACTACATAAAGGATATGATACTCAATAACTATACTTATATCAAGGGAGGGGTAGTCTGTAGGGTGCATGCTAATACCTATGAGGTAATGGAAGGCTCGCCTTCGGCTCGCTTCGCTTCTATCGTGGTATATAATTAGATTATAAAAAACTAAGATTTTATTTAACGTTTAAATAATAGGAGATACAAAAATGTTATTTGAGAAAATTACTCGCAGATGTCTGCTTACTTTGGATGGGGGGGGCAAAGATTCAAGCCGTCCTTACTATGCCGAAGCCGACGAAGCCCATTTTCCCTGAGGAAATGGAACGTCAGTTTATTAATAGTTTTAATGAATCGCAGCCAAATGCGGTTCATAAGGTTATCAAGTGTCACATAATGAGAAATTAGATATGGGAAAAGTAGAAGTAAAGACTATTCCTTTGCATGGATTATTTATCCATCGTAAGCAGGTTTGGCGGTCACTCGGTAAGCTGAGAGCTGAAAGCCATTCTACGTCAGCGCAAAAGGTGTTTATGAATGAGCATAATACTGAGGTATCAACTGAGAATGCTGATTTCATTGATGGATTGAAAGTCACTCCTTATGATGGTGAGCTGCCAAGAATATCAAAATACGTTGGCAGTATAAGTTACTACCAGTATTGTTTAATGCAAAAATTAGTTTAGTTATGGAAGATTTACCTATAGGCTCAGAAATCGTCTTGAAGGTGGTTGAAAGCGAGACAGAAGAATGTAATGGTTGCTTCTTTGACGAGATAAGCAGCAATATTTATGAAAATATCTGCAAAGATATTTGTTGTGCCGCAATCGACAGAAAAGACGGAAAGAATGTTCAATTTAAAAGAGTGAAGTAATATGGAAGAAAAAATTAATATAGCGGAAATATTAAAGAATAAGTCGCAAGGAACTAAGTTGTATTCTATTCTATCTGATGGAGAATGTTTTCTAAACGAGGCTTCCGAAGATAGTATTTCCATTGATATAGATAACAGAAAACGCTTTTGGTGTTTTACTGTCTATGGTTCTACTCATTCATTTCCAAATGGATGCGTGTTATTGTTCCCATCAAAAGAAATGCGTGATTGGGCAAAGTTCGCATGGAAGAAAGGAGATGTATTGTCTTGCGGAGTTGACAACCTCTGTATCTTCGAGAAGTGGGCAAATGAAGAGTACACTGAGTTTTATGCAAAGTTTGTAACTCCTAATTATAGTGGTAATACCTTCAAAACGGAGAAATGGTCTAAGGAGACAAACGAGGCAGTCATCAAGCAATATATCTCCAATATTGAGGAGTTCAAAGGAGGTAAGCTAAACCTCACCACATTGGAGATTGAGAAGCAGCCTGAGTTCAAGGATGGAGATATAGTGGTATATGGAAAATCAGTAGCGATATGCCGAAAGATTTATAAGCATACCCTTAGTTTCTATGTTTCTCTAAATGAAATGTTTGGATTATTGTTTGCCGATGAGGTGGAATCATCTGAAGAATATAGATTTGCTACAGAAGAAGAGAAACAGCAGCTCTTTGATGCTCTCGAAAAGGAAGGCAAGGCTTGGGATAGTGAGAAGAAACAGATTGTGGATTTGCCAAAGAAGTGCGAGTTCAAGCCATTTGATAAAGTTCTTTGTCGAAATTCTAAGGATGATACTTGGGAAGCTGATTTCTTTGCTCGTCTTACACGAAAAGAAATTGATTACACGCAGAGTGATAAGTATTTATGTGTAGGAGATTTATGGATGTATTGCATCCCTTACAACGAAGAGACAGCACATCTACTAGGAACGACTGATGAGTGGAAAGGAGGTGAGGGATGAAAGGATTATGTAGTTACTGCTCCAGATATTTTTTTTGTAGCAAAAGACCCAAACAAAATGAGGAGGATGTAATACTTTGTTCAAGCTTTACCCAGAATAATGATAACGAAGAAACCATTTGGGAGCAGAGAAGATATGAGATAGCCAAAGATGTTGCTGCAAGTCTTGCACAACGTTCCGGCTCTATGTATGACAGTGTTGTTAATTCTGCTATCAAAATCGCAGATAAACTAATAGAACGTTTAAAGGAGAAGTAAATTATGATATACAAGACAAAAGAAGGAAGTAAAGCCTACCAATATATCAAAGGTGTAATGGAGGCTGAGCATAAGGAGGAAGAAGCCTATTCCGCAAGAGTAGAAGAGGCTATAGGTTTTAAGGTAAGTAGATTTTGCGGTTATAGACCTAATACAACTCTTACTAGAGAATATTTGATTGAATCTTTACTTGTTGATGATGACACTTTGAATAGTCTGGATAAAAAGTTGTGGAAGCAGACTGGTATGCGTAATGGTTTCAATGAAATCGTTCCTATCAAGCGAACCAAAAAAGGAAAAGAGATTGCTGCTGCTTTCAAGTCATTCAAATCAGTAACAAGTCATTTCAAGATTTACAAAGCTTTAAATATCACAGAACCTAATGGTAGCAGATTTTCTATCACTCAGCTGATTGGTGATATTAATAAAGGTGTATATCTAGTGTACTTTGACGATTCCATCAGAGCTGATAAGGAAAATCCAGACTTGACTGAAATCACCATGTCAGAGTATGATGAATTAATGAAAGATTGATATATTATGATAGACGACAAGATAATAGAAGCTGCAAAGGAAGAAATCTATGAAGATAGATTTCTGTTAAATGGCGAAGATGTAGTCTTCGATAATGATGATAAAGAGGAAATGTTCTACAAAGAGGACATCAAAGAAGCTATTGGACTAGGTGCTAAGTGGGCTATCAATGAGTTTTTGAAGGATTTGTGGCATCCTGCTGGCGAAAAGCCAAACATTAAGCAAGGAGAATGTTGCGTTACATGTTTGGTTAAGTTCAAAAATGGAAGTACGGAATTATGTGTATATTTCCGTAATCCAGAAGGATGGGTATGTGATGATATGAGTCCTAAAGATTTTAAAAGAAATTTAAAGGGATGGCTTTATATTGACAATTTGTTCCCAAAGAAAGGATGCAACCATGATTAAGCCAGTTACAATGTACTCTGTCGTATGTGACAGATGCGGAAAGCCCTTCATTGATGAGTTTAATGGCATTGGGGCTTGGTTAGACGAAGGAACTGCAAAAGAGCAAGCAATGGAAAGCAAATGGGCAGAGATAGGTGATAAGCACTACTGCCCAGACTGCTATGAGTTTGACGAAAAGTTGGATGAGTATGTTCCTAAAAAGAAAGAAGATTTGAAATGAAAAAGAATAAACACTCATTAAAGATAAGTCGTAGTTTCTTTGGTGAAACTACCCTTGATGGATATCCAATAGTAACATATTCTAATGATGAATTGAAAATTCTAAAGAACCTGTTAACACGGGTTTTGGATGAAGTGAATGAATATATAAAAGACTAGGCGTATGAAAGAGCTTAAAGTTGGAGAAAGAGTAACCATTACTCTTGAAGCTGTTGAACAAGATGGCACCTGCGATGGGTGTTTCTTTGAAAGAGGCGGGTGTATTGTAGGAGAGCAACTTTCATGTTGCCATACAGAACGCTCAGACCACAAGGATGTAATCTTTAAAGAAGTTAAGGAGGAAAGCGTATGGAATTAAAGATAAAAACGCATCATGCATTACCTTGCCGTACAGAGGTATTCACTATCAATGGAAAAAGTGCTGAACAAAATGATTTTGGTGATACCTATGACCATCATTATGAAGACGCAGAGCCTTATGCTTGTGCCGATATGCACTTTGACCCAAAGCCTCCAACAGAGGAAGTGTTAGATGAATACAATTTAACAGAAGAAGAATATTATAACATCTGCAACGAATTGGAATGCAAACTATGTGTAGGTAGTTGCGGATGGTGTGTTTAACTATTTATCCAAAAAAGTAAAGCGTATGGATAATAAATTAGAATATATACCAGGTGATTTGGTGATGACAAATGGAGTACCACTAGGTACAGCACAGAATGTCGTTTACCGAGTAACATCATCAGACCCATCAAAGACTTTGGAGTTGGGCGATGGAACGGTTCTGAAAGGTGTTGTCCGCTTAGAGAACATCGAAGGTGCGGAATTTGGAGATAAAGGTTTTCTCTTAGGTGACTGCTGTGCTTGGGTTAAGGATATTGTTCCGATTCCTATCACTCAGAAAATTCTATGTAAGAATAAATGGGAAGTAAATTCTATTGACTATGATTATAGCATCAATGATAAGCTATACTTTCGTGCGTTCCCAATAAATGAAAAAGCAGGCTGTATTGAATTAGATGTTTATAACAATATTGCTCCATCTGATAGCTATGACGTATGCCAAGATGATTTTTTCTTGGGTGATATTTCATACGTGCATGACTTGCAGCACCTTCTCTTCGGCTTAGGGCTTAACATAGAAATGGAGGTGTAGTTATTATGGCATTAGAAGTTGTAGTTTTAGATAAGGATGAATATAAGGCACTTATTGATAATCAAACTGATGATGATGAATTAGAGTATTTAAAAGCTTGCCAATATGCTTTAGAATCCTTTAATAAAGTCAGAGGCTTATGCCCTAAGTGTGGAAAGTCCGTTATAATTGACGGATGGGTATGTCCTTGTTGTGGATATGACTCAAGTGGTGAAGAATTATATAAATATGATGATTAACCGCCTTCGGGCATAATTTTAAAGATATGACAAAAGAAGAATTAAAAGCAAAGTTTGCCAAGCAACAAAGTATTATCAATGATGCTAACAATCAGATTTGTTCTGATGTGAAGGAGTACATAGAAAGTCTTCCATACAAGGTTGGTGACAAAGTTAGCTGCTCCAGATGTGATGTTTGTTGGATTACAAGCATCGTCCCTATACGAGGTTACAGTGGCTATAATGGTGAGATTGAAGTAAGAATCAACCCTGCTAAGAAAGATGGCACTCGCTCCAATAGAGAGTTTGTACTATGGAGTATGGAAATTGATAGTATCAAAAAGATTAGTTAATCATCCTGCAAAGGATATAAATAGATAGATTATGAGTAATAGACTTTCGTATGAAAGATACGAAATACCAGACATTAAAGGTCGCAAACACGCAGTAGTTCTTTTTTCTGAAAATAGAAGTGTGGTTCGGAACGGAATTCCTAGTACTACAATGGGATTTGTAGCTATTGATTTAGATGCAAATACTTATAAAGATTAACCATCCCTTATGGGATTAAATATAAATAATATGGAACAAATTTCATTAGAAAACAAAGTTAATAATACTTTGAAATGGCTCGCAAATCAAATTGCGTGTACCCAAGTATATAAAAAGTGGGACGAAGAATTTAAAAAGGAAAGTCTCAATGATGCTTGGCAAAAAGTTCAAGAACAGTTTAAGAAAGATATTGATTGGAATGCTCTTACGGAAAGTCAGTGTAAGGCTTTGCATTTTGGAAGTTGGCAATCCGAAGAAGATGTTGAGGAAGAAATTTCTTGTTTACAATCTGCATTAGACAAGGGACATCTTACAAAGGAGGAATTTGACAAGAAGGTTGCCAACGAGAAAAATACTCTTGGACTTCGTTTGATTCCACTATATCTTTATCCTTCATTGCCTATAGGTATTACCCTAACGTCTATTGATGGAGAAGAGAGAGTTTTTGATGGCTCAAACATTGATACAGACATTAGATTTGGATGCCTTGCATGGGGTATTAAGCCGAAAAAAGATTAACTAACCACCCTCTCCTGCAATAGGGAGAGGGTAAAAAGAAGAGAATATGAGATTAAGTGAATATAAAGCAGGTACTATCTTAGTAGATATTTGCGGCAAAGTGTTTATCCATGATGGCTTTATTAACGCTGATGGATATGGTGTGATTATCGGTGAGGATTCTGATGGAATGATTCAGAAATCCAATGGTATTGGCAATTGGATGAAGTGTCACATTAAAGGTGTTGCGACAAAAGAACAGATTAGTGAGTTCTTCGCTAAGGTTCGTAAAACACAGAAAATTATCAATTACTAAGGAGGGTAAAAAGAAAGTATATGGCTGGTATGGAATTTGGAAAGTGTGATATTTGTGGCAAAGAGGCTGCTTTATCACGTACATATTTTAAATACAGAATAGGTAGTTGTGAGTGTTGTGGAAGCAAATTGCGTGATGGCTCAAATGGACATTTTGAGGTTGTGCATCATTGCAATAAATGTGTTCCTCATTTACCTACTGTTATTCATCCTTTATTTAAGGCTTTAGATGGTAAAGTTTATAGAGCAAATATTACTAACGTTTTGCCATTTGAAATTGAAGGTAAATACATTATCGAAGAACCAGTAATTAAGGAGGATAAGCAATGAGCAAAATTAAGGAATTATTAAGTCAAGCATACAATCAGCTTGACGAGTACAATAAGGGTGGGGCTTCTAAACATAACCTTCTTTGGAAGGCAATGGGCAATATTGAGGATGCACTTAAAGAGTTGGAGGACTGAGTATGATACAAAAACAGACATGGAAGGACGAAATCAGAATTTTAATAACTGATGAAGAAAATCTTGGTTCTGTACAAATATCCATTCCGCTTTATGTTAGTGATATTTTCGGCAAAGCTGATGCTCTAATATATGCACTTTGGGTGGATGTTGTTCATAGAAGAAATGGTGTTGCACAACGCCTATTACAACTAGCAGAACAACAGGCAAAGCTAAATGGAGTGAAGACAATCGGATTGGAATTTAATAAAGATGAATCTGATAGATTTGTTCTAGATTGGTATCTCCGTAGTGGTTATAAACCATTTAATAAGAAAAGTAATTTATTAATCAAGAAATTGGAGGATTGAGTATGAATAGAAATCAAGCAAAAGTCCTGCTGCCTATTATTAAGGCATTTAGTGAAGGAAAGGTAATAGAGAGTAGATGTATTAAAGGTGATACGTCATTATGGTACGATGACAAAGACCCAAGCTTTGATGATGACTTTGAGTACCGAATCAAGCCAGAGCCAAAGTACCGCCCTTTTGCCAACGCAAAAGAGTGCTGGGAGGAAATGAAGAAGCATCAGCCGTTTGGGTGGGTAAAGTTGAAAGATACAGAAAGTGGGTATTACATGCTTAAAGGTATTGCAAGTCAAGTAGTAATTGGATTTAATGAAACTCCTTTTAGCTATAAGAAAGTATTTGAAGATTACACCTTTGCCAACGGCACTCCGTTTGGAGTAAAAATTGAGGAGGATTACAATGGAATTAAATAAGATATATAATGAGGATTGTCTAGTGGGAATGAAACAGATTCCGAACGCAAGCGTAGATTGCATTATCTGCGATTTGCCTTATGGCGTTCTTAATAAAAAGAGTGAGGGTGGTGGCTGGGATAGAATTATTCCGTTTGAACCATTGTGGAAGGAATATCTGCGTATAACCAAACCAAATGCAGCCATTATTCTTTTCTGTCAAGGTATGTTTACCGCACAACTTATGATGTCGCAGCCGAAACTCTGGAAATATAATCTTATTTGGAGCAAACAACGGGTAACAGGCTTTCTGAATGCCAACAAAATGCCTCTGCGCTCGCATGAGGATATTGCAGTATTCTATCGGAAACAACCTATCTACAATCCTCAGATGGTAAAATGCGCACCACATCAAAGGAATCATCGAAAGGGCGACGGTTCGCATAGTTTGAAGCGAGGTTGTTATGGCGATAATAAAGAAGTGACTACTATCGTATCAGATGAGAAATTCCCAAAGAGCATTATCTGCTTCGACAAAGAACATTCTGTCAACACCTTCCACCCCACTCAAAAGCCAGTCGCTCTTATTCAGTACCTCATCCGTACCTACTCCAACGAGGGCGACACCATCTTAGACAACTGTATGGGCAGCGGTACAACCGCTATCGCTTGCATCAGAGAGAAGCGGAACTTTATCGGTTTCGAGCTGAATAAAGAATATTACGAGAAGGCTTGTAAGCGCATTCAACTCGAAATGGCGCAGCCGAGCCTATTCTAACAATAGAATTATAATATAGTTATGAAAGTAGAAAATATCAAGTTCAAGGCAAAGCGTCTAGACAATGCCGAGTGGGTGGAAGGAGACCTTTTACACAAAGGGAACAAAGCTTATATCTACTGCCCACATATCAATGAAAGAGGAATTATGGTTCACAATATACAAGTTGACCCTTTAACGGTCTGCCAGTTCACAGGAGAGAAAGATATGAACGGAGACAATATTTATGTTGGAGATATTATCTCTAACCTTGAAACAAAAAGTGTTATAGAGGTGGTATGGAATGATAAGATGAAAATGCTTGATTGCAAGTTCCTTAATGGAGTGAAGTGTTGTTTTGATATTCCATTTGGAACATTTGTAGCAAGGTATCATAGAATAGTAATCTTGAGGTCAAAATTCGATAAGGAGAAGTAGCGTATGAAGAATAAGATTTTAAACTTAATCAAGTCAGCCGTTTGGTTCGTCTTGTGTTTGCTTGTAGGTGCATTGATATTTGAGGGTGTTCGCTCTTTGGCTAATAGCAAAGAACCTGCAAAAGAATTTGGCACAACAGTATTTACTAAGAAAGGGCACGACTATCTGCTTGTGGACACGAAACACGGAGTTTGTGTTATTCACGCAGAGAGCTGCCCTTGTCATAAAAAGAAGTAGAGTATGAAGACTAAAAAAAGAAGAATTATGAAGAAGTGCGAATACAGAGTAAGAGCTATCACTATCAATCCTGATGAGAATATGGCATCTAAGCTAACGGAAGTCCTCAATGAGGAAAGTGGTTGTGGTTGGCAGTTGGTACAATGGGACTTGATTCCTACAACAATGCTGATGACTTCATTGACAACGCCTTGCTTTGGAACTATAATGATTCTTGCAACTTTAAAGAAGGAGAAAGAATATGAAGATTAGACAAGCTAAGAAGATAATGAAGTGCGATGGGGATGTATCATGTTGGTATTGGGCTTACAGATTGGCTAAATATTGTGAACAAAAGATGGCAAGATATTACAATGATTACAGAAAGAATGAAAATACAAACTTTAAAAGTATTTTGCGTTGTGACCACCGCATCACCAAGGCGATAAGTTTAACAAGTAAAAAGAAGAAAAATGGAAAAGTATGAATATGAATACATGGTAACTTCGATAGTTATTGATAAAGCCGATGAGATTGCCAAGGTTCTAACTAGTAGATTCAATCAAGAAGGCTATGAAGGTTGGGAATTAGTACAATGGAACTTAATGCCACCATCTGCATTGATAACTGCATCTACGACACCTTGTTGTGGTTCAATCTATATTCTTGCAACATTCAAAAAGAAGTTATTGGTATAATGGTAAGTAATGATATTGAGCTAAGAATGATAGCTGCACAGATAACTATGAAGGCTTCTGTTGGAGCAGAAGACTTATGCAGCCGTTATAGTAGTGTATCACGTATGTTAGGTAATATGTTTAATGATGTGTATTACATTCTCCAAGATGTAAGATACAGATATAAATACAAGTAGTTATGAGCAAGCTAACATTTGACTTCTCGGAGGCTCTGAGAAGAATGAAGGAAGGGAAGAAAGTTAGACGTAAAAATAGCGAATACATCTTTGCTATATGCGGAGGCGGCTGTTTCCCTCAAACAATATCATACAGAACGTGTGTGCCTAATATGCTCTCTTTAGGTGTTGCAGCTATACCTACTGAATATATTCTCGCAACAGACTGGGAGGAGGTGTAAGAATGAGTGAAGATGATATAGTACGCAAAATTATGCAAGTCATATACGACTTTAACGACACGGACGAGTTCTGTCAGTGCCCACGTCTCTCTTCGCAACGTGAAGCAAAGATGATAGAGTATTTAGATAGAGTTTATGCCCTTATACCTGTATATACAGGGAATGGTTACATATTTTTAAGAAAAAAAGATGAAGAATGAAAAAGAAGTATAGTTTCGCAAACGCTAAGCCTGTTCCTTTCGGGAAGATAGACTATTGGTTTCGTACAGGTCAATGCGGCTGTCACAAGTCAGACTACAAGCCGAATCTGAGGGACAAGCGAAAGTTTATGGCTGAGTTAAGAAGAGACAGTAACATAATGATTAAAACATTCTGAGTATGGAAAAGTATAAATATACAAATAAAGAGGAAAGACCCATTCCAAAATATAAGAATGGTGATATTGCTTGGTATATAGATGGTTGGTTTGAACATCCGCAACGCTGTATTATAAAGGGATGTTGCAACGTTTCTTGGTTCGAGGGGAACGATTTTAATTCTTCGGGTTGGTGGATAGATTACAAATACAAGCCCGACTATTGTGAACGAACTAAACAGTATACAATTAGAGAGGAATCACTTTTTGATACCGAGCAAGAGGCTTTAATTGCATTGTTCGAGCAGTTTAAAGGAAAAGTAAAACGTAAAGTAGAATTCTTTAGCAAAGAGGCAAAAAGGTTAGGCATAAAACAGCAGTTGTTATTACAATAATGAGAGGGTAGGGCGAAAGCTCTACCCCTTCTTATTATATAGAACGTAATCAATGACCTTTCGGTTGACTTCATCAATCAGTTGTTGGTCTTTGCGCACATATATAGAGGTTATTCTATGGCTACTCTTGTGCCCAAGGCAGTCAGCGATAACGTCCATACTGATACCAATTTCATAAGCAATAGTGGCAAAGGTATGTCTTGCCCAATACGTACTGACTTCGGGAATACCGATGCTATTGCAAATCTTAGATAGCATTTTGTTGATTGATACATCATAGTAGCGATACGAACTTTTCCTATCGAATACGCTTAGAAGGTGCTCTTTACCCCTATATTTTTCGATAATTTCGAGAGCTTCGGGTTCTACCTTAATATTATATAATGTGCCCGTCTTTGCTCGTCTATAAGTTATTCTGCCATTTTCAATCTTCACTATCCTAGAGAGGTCAATTAGATTAATGCCCATGAGATAGAAGATAAGGAAGAAAATATCCCTATGCCTAGCACGAAGCGGAGTAAGCTTCGCATCATGCAGCTTTCTTAGTTCCTCAACCGTCAATGAGCGTTTCTTGGTCTCTTCCATTTTGATTGAATACATATTGAATACGTATTCCTTCAATAGCCCTTTCTTTCTTGCGAAGTTTAGCACCGCCCGAATACCCCTTAACCTTACAGCAATGGTATTCTTTGTATTCTTATCCTTTTTCAAGGATTCAACAAATCCATCAAGCCATTCAATATCTATATCCTCCAACCTTAAAGATTCATAGTCGCAATAGTTGCTGATTTTGCTTGCAGTTGTTGTATAGACCAACTTTGTGCCTTCATTATCTTTAGTCGCAAGGAAAGCATCCATCTGAGTTTTGAAAAGATGATTCTTATATTCTTGCTCATCCTCATCATTGGATAAATAGAGCGAAAGCTTCTTGTTTGAGAAGTAGCGCAGTTTGCCTTCTTCTTGCAACTGCACTATCTTATCATTGAGAAGGGAAAGCCTTTTCATCAGCTTCATATTGATTACTCGCTGCTCGGGCAATCCCTTCACCTTTTCATTTTTCGCATCCCATTCATCTTCTTTCAGCTCATAGCCAGTCGGAATATAAATGGCACTATCTTTTCTTGCGACCTTGAATTTGAGCGGAAATCTACCACTATTCAAACGCCGTCTTTTATCTAGCTTGATTGATACCTTAATCATAAGTTCGTATCTCCTTTTTTATTTGCACGGAATTTGCACGTTTTGGTGTAAAATCCGATACTGATTGTTATTTTCTGAGAATCCTTTATATTCTCTTTTAGTGCAAAATTACTTATTTTTTACTGTTTTATGCGCTTTTTTTCGAGTTTTTTAATCAATTAACATGAATTATGCACATATTCTAACAATTTT